GTATTGGGAATGGACTTCTCCTTATGTTATCGGACGATATCATTAAATTCTTTGATTGTCCTCGGCGGTGATTTTTGTTTTGGTTCAAAATTGTTATCGGGAGATGAAATATTTTTTGTCATGCTATCCTTGACAACTTGCATTGACATTGTATGTCTTTTCATATCCATATTAAAATCGTGACGTAAAGTTTTGACTAGAAAATTTCCCTTAAATAAACTGTCTTCAGTATCATTGCGCTCTATGTTTGCTGCGGTGTTTGGAATTATTACACCAATTATATCGCCTGCACACACAAGTGTGCTACCAGTGACATCAATGTTCAACGACAATCCATCCATCATTACCATCTGTGAAGTTCTGGATTGAATTGCTTCGGGGAGTCTCTCTGAGGTAAAATTATATTGATAGGAGTCATCCAAATATGATTGATCATTACCAAAACCAACTGTGGGTTTTAAATATTGTCTTGAGGGAAATGATGATAAATTGCCACCACCCTGTGTGAGAGGAATATTATTCAAGACCGGCCTAGCTAGTTCTTTATCAATATGTCTTTGATTATTAAAACTGTCAATATAGTTATATATATGTTTTTGGTAACTTTTAGAAATGATATCATGAACAATCAAACTTGAGGAATACGCACCACTATTATAATTTCTCAATGTATTGGGTGTCCCTGTTATTGTAAAGCTTTCTATAGCTGAGGTTTCTAATTCAACATTCAACTTGCCGTTAGTATATCTGGTGCCCGGTATTGTGTATTGATATGTAATGATAGGAGTCTTAGAATACATGTTTCCAAGAGTTTTAAAATTAAACCCTCGCATAGATTCCCAAAAAATATATGTTGAATCATTGTGTCTTTTAGATATGGCATGTTTTGTCGCAATTTGTATTACATCAAAGGGATGTATGTTTGGAACAACAATTTTTTTATTATCTACACTATCCTCGACATAAAATGGTTTACCACTGTCTAGATCAGTTCGCAACATGGTTGTGACAATATCTGAATAGGTTCCTACCAGAGTTCTATTGACTTTTTGTCTAGCATTCGTTATCAATTCTCTTGATGAAAAACTCAATATGTTTGCTTGAACGCCGTTGCCGATATCAACACGCCTTTGTAAAGACGTAATCATAAAGGCATTGTCAGTAAAATCAATATTATATTCTTCATTATTCTCTAGTCCGGGTGTTGCAATTTTAAGACTAAAATATTCTTGTCCAATAATAGGCCCGGTCGATCCTAAATTTACAGACTCTTGGATTGTCATAACCCCATTTATATTATGACTCTCAATATTTTCAGACAAACTAAGTCCCATGATACTATTGCCGAGAGTCAAGTCTATAACTACTCCTGTGGATAATGTCAGTTTAGCCTCAAGAAGATTAAACTCACCACCACGTTGCAATCCAGTTAATGCCACTCAATCAATCCTTTGTATTAGAAATCAACCTCTGAAAATCCTTAACAAATTGTTCCAGATAGATTGGGTCTAGGAGTCGTATTTTCCTAATTTCATCCTGTTTTTCTTCTTCGTATTCTCTGTTTGTGATAAGTGTTGCATCTGCAATCGTGTCACCATTAACATCTATGTTAGTAAGACCAATATTAATCTTTTTTGTGATGTCGCCCGACACCTGATAAATCTCATAGTGATGCACTGCATCCACATTGTCATACCTCTCAGCAAGGTGTGCAAGAAACTGTCGGTTGTTCATGGGCCACTGGTGATACCTGTCTGTGATGTTATTGACCAACAGGATCACCCAATGATACTCTGCATCATCATAATACTTGTGTGCAATCATCTCTGGTGTCTCGCCGTTCCTAACATCATAGGTGTCATAAAGTCCAGCCACGGATTTTGCTTTACTATGAATAGCAACTCGTTTAAGAAGGTGTGTGACTACTTTGTAATCACCGTTACCAACAGAATCATATACAATCGCAGGGAATTGAGAAAAATACATCTTAGTACCCCCCGACCTGTGGCGAAACCATATTCTTATCAATAAGTGAAATTTCACCAAAAGTCAATGATATTGTTGTTTTAACAGGAGCACCATCGAAATCGTCACCATCACTCTTGAATGTTTGGAATTGATCACCGCCATAAGAGACATCCATTTTTTTCAGAAAACACTTTCCTATCCTGTGCAAATTATTATTTGGACCCGATGTGTGGTGGTAAGCAATTTCGAATATATCAGGAATTGTTTGTTTTCTTGAACCAGCGTTAGCATCAAATTTTGGATGCATTCTTATTTTAAATTCTCTGATTATTTCCTGTACGGTCTGCCCATCTATTTTATCTTCGGGTAAAAAGGTAAATGCAAAAGAAAACTCTCGTCGGGCGACACCTCTAAACATGAGTTCCATTTTAGGTGTTTGAATTGCACCTCGTTCCATATGGTAAAGGTCTCTCGCACCGCCAAGACCGGGAATGCCGCTAACCATTTTTGCTGCCATTCCTTTAAGTACTTCAGGCGCTGCACCGGAATCAAGATTTTTGATGGTGTCATCAAAGGAGCCGGTAGATTGATAACCCTTAAAAATACCATAGAGTATTTCTGATGCTCCACTAATCTCTGATTCTGCATAATCTATTCCATATGACACATTTAATTGTGGTGGCATGTATAACGCTATGGTTCTCTTACTTTTGGTAGTGGTGAATACACGACTGTTCAAATAAATTGAACTTGTCTTCCCAGCGCCAGCAGCTCGCACGGCATCAGTTGCGTCGGCGGCACGGATTTCTTCAGGAGTCAGGTCTCCCGAAGTGGCGTCGATGTCATGCAGCAAAACTGTCTGCTTTCCACTAAGATTCGGTTTCAGTTTAACATTATCTGTCGTCATAGGTGTAAACATTATGTAATTCAAATTGCGACCATCTGTTCCTAGTCCAGCTGGGTACATGAGAATTGGTGACTCTCCTTTAAAATTAGTTTTTGCCGGACCAGACACAGTACTACCAGATGAACCACCCAACCCTGACCTTAGACTACTAGCAACTCCACTAACAAAACCTGATGCAGCACCAGCTGCTGCGTTCTTTGCGATGTTTACGAAAGCGTCTCTTAATGCCATGTCTAAATATCCTTATACACTGATGGAACTATTTATAACGAATGTCATACAAAGGTCGATACACACCAACCAAACCCCAAAAATACAGGGGGGATTCACAGAACATAGTTTATCGTTCTCTCTGGGAACGTAAGTTTATGGTATACTGTGACAACAGTACATCCATAATTGAATGGGGCAGTGAAGAGATCATTATACCCTATTTATCACCCAAGGATGGTCGTGTGCATAAATACTGGCCAGATTTTTATATCAAGGTCAAACAGGCTGATGGTCAAATCAAGAAGATGATCATAGAGGTGAAACCCAAGGTGCAGTGCAAACCACCCAAAGAACCCAAGAGGCGCACCAGACGATGGATGAATGAGGTCATGACCTATGGTGTGAACGATGCTAAGTGGCGATCTGCCACAGAATGGTGTGCAGATAATGGTATGGAGTTTAAGATTTTAACTGAAGATCATCTAGGGATTTCGTATAAATAGTATTATGGCAAGAGCACCAAGTAAATATATGCAAGCAGTTAAAGATGAAATGAGGGGTCGCCCTCGTTCAACTGCATGGTATAGAGAAAAGATCAAAGAATTGGGTACACCAACCACACTTGACCTCATACGGGATGGTAAGAGGAACAACAAGCCGTTCTATGGTAAATTGAATATGTTCATGTATGACCCAAAGTTCAAGAAGACCCTACCATACTATGACACATTCCCACTGGTACTGCCACTAGAGACATATCCAGACGGGTTTCTTGGTATCAATTTTCACTACCTACCCATTCCACTGAGGATCAAGTTACTTGACCGTTTGGTGGATTTCTCTAACAACACTGCATTTGATGAGTCAACCAGACTTATCGTTGACTACCAGAAGTTAAAGGGTGTTCGACTCATCAGACCAACCATACACAAATACCTTGCTGGACACACCAAGTCACAGTTTCGTAGGATTGATGCAGACGAATTTACGATTGCAACTCTCCTACCTGTGCAGAGGTTTAAGAAGGCAGATGCGTCAGCAGTATGGAAAGATTCGAGGGCAATGATCTAATGGCAACGCTTGCAAGTTTTGTAGAATCAACCGCATTTGGAGTATTAAACAATTTCCTGTCAGAGTTTCACGGTGACAATGGATATGCACTCCCAAGTCGATATGAGGTTATGATTACATCTCCCGGTGCAGGGGATGCTAGGAAGGTTTCTATGAATTGCGAATCAATAGAACTGCCGGGGCGTGCTGTAACGAAAGAAACTAATATCTCGCAATATGGCATTCAGTCAGAACAGGTTAAAGGAATGTCATTTGCAGGCGCAGTCGCAATGTCTTTTTATGCAAGTAGTGATCTTTCAGAAAGAGTATTTTTTGAGAAGTGGCAAGAAGAAATGTGGGATGTCGGTAGATGGGAAGTTGGTTACTACAAGAAATATATCAAGGAGGTTGATATCTATGTTCTTGATCAGCAGAATACTCGACGTTTTGGAATTCGATTATTTGAGGCGTATCCAGAAGCAATTGGGCCGTCATCACTGAGTTCTACCCCTGCCACAGATGTCATACGCATACCTATCACTATGAACTATAGATATTGGCAAACTCTTGACATTAACAACCAACCACCTAATTTTCTAGAGAAGGTTCTTGATACGGTTATTACAGGTGCAGAGAGATCAATAAATGCAAACATACCGAGGGTGTTAAGTAAACTAGGATAATTAAAGGATGAAATATTATGGCATTACCTAAACTAAAGACTAATGAATACACACTAACAGTACCATCGACACAGGAGGAAATTAAATTCAGGCCATTCTTGGTCAGAGAACAAAAGATTCTGATGATCGCTGAAGAATCTGATGATGAAAAACAGATTGCTTCATCAATGGCCAGATTGGTATCCGACTGCACATTTCAATCAGTGGATGCAGCAGAATCTCCAATGTTTGATATAGAATATATTTTTCTACAAATTAGATCAAAGTCTGTTGGTGAACAAGTAGAACTTGAACTTACCTGTCCAGATGATGGTGAAACAAGAGTTAAGGTTCAGATTAATCTGAATGAAATTAACATTCAGATGAATTTAGAACATTCGAAAAGTATTAAACTTACAGACGATATTGTTCTTAATTTTCGATATCCAATGATGAAAGACTTTGAAAAGTTAAACAGCGATGTAGGAGAATTTGAGCAGACGATGCAGATGATTTATAGTTGTATTGAAAGTGTTCAGAGTGGAGAAGAACTTATTCAGAGAATTGATATGACTTATGATGAAATTGTTGAGTTCATCGATTCTTTTAATACAGCTCAACTAGAATCTGTTGTAAAATTTTTCCAGACAATGCCAAAACTGAGACACGTTATTGATATAGTTAACCCAAAGACAAAAAAGAAGAGTGAATTATTGTTGGAGGGCCTGGAAAGTTTTTTAGGATAGCGCTGGCTCACGACAGCGTAGTAAATTACTACAAGACAAACTTTATGATGATGCAACACCATAAATATAGTTTAACTGAGTTAGAAGATATGTTACCGTGGGAGAGAGAAGTATATATTGGATTGTTGATAAAACACCTTGAGGATGAGAAAGCACACCAAGAAAAAGAACTTGCAAGACAAAGGAGTTAATCATATGGGCGAGGAAGAAATCAAGGAAGCAGGTTACCATCCAGCCGATACGAATGGTGATGGTGATGTATCCAAAGATGAACATGATATGTATCTTGAGTTCAAGCGCAAAGAACTTGAAGATGCAGATGCAATGCGTGACGCCCAGCGTAGTATGGCATGGTTCTCACTTGGTGGTATGTTAATGTATCCTGTTATCGTAGTCCTTGCAACAGTTTTCAATATGGATCAGGCAGCAAAGATTCTTGGTGATATGGCAGGTGTGTATTTCATCGCAGTTGCCGGTATTGTCGCAGCGTTCTTTGGCGCACAAGCACTTACGAAAAAGAAATAAGGAATAAGTCATGGCTGATGATCTCACAATTGTAGCATCTCTTTTAAAAGATACTAATAAAAAACTGGATAAACTTCACTCAGACAATGAGCAGAATGACACCAAAGGTGACATAATCAAGGATGCTTTACCAGAAGTCTTGAATGATATTTATCAATCAAATCGGCAAATTGCACAGTGGAAGAAAGAAGTTGAACGAGATAAAAATACCGATAATATAATTAAGAAGAAAGAAGAAACCACACAAAAAATATTAGGTGATATAAAAAAACCTTTAAAAACTCTTGGCCTTGCTATACCAAAATCAGGTTTCAATGCATTTTCTGAAAAAGCAAGTGATATCAGCGCTGAGAAAGCTTTACCATCAGATTTCAAGTTAATGGTGCAGGCTTTTAGTCCAAAGGCATTAACACAGGGGTTCAAAGTAGGTCTGGGCACTATGTTTAAGGAACTTGGTGGCGGTATCAAGAAGATCGGCAGTGGAATGAAATCTCTTGCTACCAAGGGGTTGACCGCTGCACAGAGAAAGTCAGAAGAAAAAGAGAAAGATAGTAAAGAAAACAAGAAGGATTCATTCTTAAAAAAGATGTTCGGCAGCACTATAAAACTCCTTGGGGGAATACTTAAAACGGTAACATTAGCAGCTACAGCTGGATTTATTGCTTTAGCTGGTGCGGGGGCATTATATGCTCTTGCGAAACTAATAGAGAGTCCATCTTGGAAGACGGTAGCAGGAATAATAGAGTATGTTTTAAATAAGTTAGATGATATCTTTACATGGGCGAA